ATTTAATGCTATATATAATTTTTGGGAAAAGCATAAAAATGAAAATCAGACTTTTTATGATTGGGCAAAACCGAGTTTAGATCATATTATTCCAAAATCAAAAGGTGGGTCAGACGAAGATATATCTAATTTTCAATTTTTAACAGTATTTGAAAATTTAGCCAAACGAGATATGACACAAGTAGAATGGAATGAATTTAAACAAAAAACTCATACTTCATCAGATTATTTTATTGAAAATATATTAAAGGAGCAATATAAATGATAAAACGCTTTGAACCGCACGCACACAGTGAATACTCAAATATCCGTTTGCTTGATAGTATAATAAAAATTCCAGCACTTATAGATAGAGCGATAGAAATAGGTTTATGCGGATTGGCACTTACGGATCATGAATGTCTATCGGGGGCGCCGCAAGCAAATTTTTATGCTCAAGATATATTAAAAGAACATCCAGATTTTAAAGTTGCACTAGGTAATGAAATATATTTAACGCCAAATAGAGAAATGGGTCAAAAATATTATCATTTTATTTTGATTGCAAAAAATAAAACTGGTTTTAGAGCATTAAGAGAATTATCTTCAAGGGCGTGGATGAACAGCTATTGGGATAGAGGACTTGAAAGAGTTCCAACTATTTATGATGAACTTGAGGAAATTGTTAATAAATATCCAAATAGTTTAATTGCAACAACAGCTTGTTTAGGCGGAGAAGTATCATCACAAGTTTTAAATCTTATTAAAGCTGAAAAACATAAAGATACAATAGGAATTACAGAAGCCCATAATAATATTGTAAAATTTATTTTATGGTGTAAAAATCTTTTTAATGAAGACTTCTATATTGAATGTGCACCAGGTCAATCAAACGAACAAATTGCGGTTAATAGGCGTCTTAAAGCTGTGGCTGCCGCATTTAAATGTAAAATGGTTCTTGGGTCAGATGCTCATTATCTTAAAAAAGAAGATAGATTTGTTCATAAAGCATATCTTAATTCAAAAGGTGGAGAACGTGAAGTTGATGCATTTTATGAATATACATATCTTCAAGATGAAAATGATATAAAAGAAAATATTGCTCCATCTGAATTAGATTATGATGAATTAGTAAATAATTCATATGAGATTTATAATAAAATTGAAAATTATGATATTAGACATAAACAAACTATTCCAAAAGTAGAAGTAAAAAAATTATCTTCCATATGAAGATAAAAGTTTATCTCAATATCCAAATTTATATAATATGAAAATATCAAATGATAAATATGAAAGATATTGGGTAAATGAATGTTTAATAAAATTAAAACAACTTAATAAAGATAATGATATTTATCTTTCTCGACTTGAAGAAGAAGCAGATATTAAAAAAACGATTAGTAAAAAGCTTGAAACTAATATGTTTAGTTATCCAATTACTCTTCAACATTATGTTGACTTATTTTGGGAATGTGGTAGTACAGTTGGTGCTGGTAGAGGTTCATCATGTTCAGGATTAAATCATTATCTTTTAGGTATTACTCAGCTTGACCCTATTCAGTGGGAGTTGCCATTTTGGAGATATCTCAATCGAGACCGTGTAGAACTTGGCGACATCGATATCGATCTGTGTCCAAGCAAAAGACCATTAATTCTTCAAGAAATAAAAAAGGAACGTGGTGCAAACTTTTCAAATGAAATTGATGAACTTTCAAGGAAAAATCTTGGATGTACTCTTATTGCCACTTTTGGAACCGAGGGAACAAAGAGTGCGATTCTTACAGCTTGTCGAGGATATAGGGGTCAAGGATCTGGATATACTGTATCTGGACCAACAAATGAAAATGAAGATGGATGGATAACTGATTATCGAGATGGAATAGATGTAGATACAGCACAATACTTATCATCATTGATTCCAAGTGAAAGAGGATTTCTCTGGCCTCTTAAAGATGTCGTTTATGGTAATAAAGATAAAGATAGAAAACCCATTACAGCTTTTATTAATGAAATAAACAAATATCCTGGTCTTTTAGATATTGCAATGGCGATAGAGGGAATTGTTAATAAACGTTCTAGTCATGCTTCAGGTGTAATTTTGTTTGATGAAGATCCATATGAATTTGGATGTTTCATGAAGACTCCAAAAGGTGAAATTATTACACAATGGGATCTTCATAATTGTGAAGCATGTGGTATGACAAAGTATGATTTTCTTGTAACAGAAGTACAAGACAAAATTGCAGAAACTATTAGACTTCTTCAAAAATATAATAAAATTGATAGTAATTTAACACTAAGAGAAGTATATAATAAATATCTTCATCCAGAAGTTTTGCCATTAGATAAAAAAGAAATATGGAAAGCTCTACAAGAGGGTAGTGTATTAAATATATTTCAGTTTGATTCAGATGTCGGTTCTCAGGCGGCAAAAAAAATTAAACCAACGAATATTTTGGAGATGGCGGATGCCAATGGTTTGATGCGTCTTATGACCGCAGAAAAAGGCGCAGAAACACCAATGGAAAAATATATTCGTTATAAAAATAATTTATCATTATGGTATCAAGAAATGGATCGAGCTGGTTTAACAAAAGAAGAGCAAACTGCGGTTGAACCATATTTTAAACAATCTTATGGAGTACCTCCATCTCAGGAACAGTTAATGCGAATGTTGATGGATGATAAAATCTGTGGTTTCTCTCTTAAAGAAGCAAACGCCGCACGCAAGATTGTTGGTAAAAAACAAATGGCAAAAATTCCAGAATTGCATCAACAAATTTTGGATAAGGCAACAAGTCCTGCTCTTGGTAAATATATTTGGGAATGTGGTGTTGGACCTCAGATGGGGTATTCATTCTCAATTATTCACGCTCTTGCGTATTCATTTATCGGAGTGCAAACAATTTATATTGCAACTCATTGGAATCCAATTTATTGGAATACAGCTTGTCTCATTGTTAATAGCGCATCTCTTGAAGATGAAGAAGACGATGACGATGATGGTAATACAAAAGATAAATCAACTGATTATTCCAAATTAGCAAAAGCCATTGGTGATATAACATCAAGAGGAATTAAGGTATCTCTAATTGATATTAATAAATCTGGTTTTAGTTTTGAACCAGATGAAATAAATAATGAAATTTTGTTTGGACTAAAAGGTGTTAATAAAATTGGTGGACCAGTAATTGATCAAATTATTAGCGGCCGCCCATATAAAGGTATTATTGATTTTATGAGCAGATGCCCATTAAATAAAACTCAAATGGTATCTTTAATTAAGTCAGGAGCCTTTGATAAGATTGATAATAAATGGGCATCAAAAATTTGTAAAGAAAATCCAAGATATTCAATTATGGCTTATTATATATCATTAATTTGCGATCCAAAGAAACGATTAACTTTACAGAACTTTAATGGATTGTTAAAAAGTGGATTAGTACCAGAAGAATTAAATAAACAAAAACAAGTATTTGTTTTTAATAAATTTCTTAAGGATAATAAAAAAGTTGGTAAATATTATGTGTTTGATGAAGGTTCATTAAATTTTTATTCACAATATTATGATTTAAATGAACTTGATGTTATTAATGGAATTACTTGTATTCTCCAAACAAAATGGGATAAAATCTATCAAAAAGAAATGGATGAAGCAAGAAATTGGTTAAAAGAAAATCAAAATGAAGTATTAAATCAATATAACAATTTGTTATTTAATGAAACATGGAATAAATATGCGACTGGAAATATTTCCGCATGGGAAATGGAAAGTTTGTGTTTTTACTATCATGAACATGAATTAGCTAATATTGATAAACATAAATATGGTATTGTTAATTTTTCAACTTTATCATATGAACCTGAAATAGATTATTTCTTCAAAAGAGCTGGTAGAGATATTCCAATCTTTAAATTATATAAAATTGCAGGAACAATTATTAGTAAAAATAATACAAAAGCATCGGTTATGGTTTTAACAACAGAAGGTGTTGTTAATGTAAAATTTACTAAAGAATATTATGCCATGTATAATCGTCAAATTTCAGAAGTACAAACAGATGGTAGTAAAAAAGTATTAGAAAAAGGATGGTTTTCTAGAGGAACCAAAATTATGGTAACAGGATATAGAAGAGAAGATACATTTGTTGCTAAAACTTATAAAACAACCTCAACACATCAATTATATAGAATTGTAAATATTAACGGTTCAAATATGACTTTAGAACATGAAAGAATTAATATAAAGGAGTAAATATGATTAAAGACTCTGGTGAAAGAACAGAATTTAACACTGGTGCAGTTAGAGATATGCATGAAGGGAAGGGAGATATGCTCTCCCTTCCTATGATGGCATTACTTAGATTGTCGCGTCACTATGAAGAAGGTGCAAAAAAATATGGACGTTTTAATTATTTAAAGGGTATTCCATTATCATCTTTTCTTGATTCAGCAGAAAGACATTTAGCTAAATACATCGCGGGGTGGGATGATGAAGATCATCTAGCAGCAGCCGCATTTAATATTTTAGGAGCATTGCAAATGGAAGAAGAATGTCCAGAAATGTGCGATTTGGAATGGAGAAAAGGAAAAAGAGAATTCCATTATCCAAAAAATGAAAACCCTATTCAAAATACAACTGATATTAAACCAACAATTACTTTTAGAGAGGAAATTGGTCAAAGATAATAAATCTTATTAAAATAATTTTAAATAATATAGACAACTTTAGATCATTTTTACTAAAACAGGAGGTTTTTTTATGATTACATTATATTCAACGAATTGCCCAAAATGTAATGTTCTAAAACAAAAACTTCAAAGTCTTAATATAGATTTTGAAATATCAAATAATATAGATGAACTTATTGAATTAGGATTTATGGAAGCTCCTATTTTAAAAGTTAATGATCAATATTTAAATTTTTCTAAAGCTGTAAATTGGATAAAGGAGCAAAAATAAATTGAATATTACAATTAGATTAAATAAAAATTTTACAACAGCATACAACAGATTGCAAGCTGAATATGGAACTGAGATTGCAAAAATTAATGGTTTTGCAGATGAACAGTTATCATATAATGATTTTATTAGTAATTTTATTAATGAAACAACAGTGGCAGATGCTAGTATTGATGGCAATTCAAATGTTTCACATAAAGATATTGTAACACTATTAAATGAAATGCCAAAATCTCATAGAAAACTTTTAGCATTTAATAAAATTCATTATGAAATGCAAAAGAAGTACGGATTTAAGGCAGCAAATGAATGGTTAAAATTAGAATGGATTGGTGCATTATATATGCATGATTCTGATACATCTACATTTAAAAGTTATTGTTTTGCATATGATTTAAAAGAAGTTGCGGAAAAAGGATTATTTTTCTTAGGAAAAAATTTTAATGCAAAACCGCCGCAACATTTAGGTACTTTTGTTGATTTTGTAAAAGAATTTATCTCATACAATAGTAATAGAACTTCTGGTGCGGTCGGTTTACCTAATCTAATTCCATATATGTATTATTTTTGGAAAAAAGATATTGATAATAAATATTGGGAAGGCGATCCAGAAAGATATGCAGTTCAAAATTTCCAAAGATTTATTTATGCAGTAAATCAGCCTTATGTAAGAGATGGATCTCAATCTGCATTTACTAATACATCTGTATTTGATAGACCATATTTTGAAGCATTATTTGGCGGTAGTACTTTTCCTGATGGAACTTTTATGATTGATTATGAAGATGAAATCATTGAGTTTCAAAAATTATATATGAAAACCATGTCAGATATTCGTTCTGAAAATATGATGACATTCCCTGTTAGTACAATATCTTTATTATATCAAAATAATGATTTTGTAGATAAAGATTTTGCAAAATGGGCAATTAAACATAATATGAAATGGTCTGATAGTAATTTATTTGTTGATGATAGCGTTAATAGCCTTTCTAATTGTTGTAGATTAAAAAGTAATGTTAGAGACCTTGGTTATTTTAATTCTATTGGTGGAACTGCGTTAAAAGTTGGTTCTGTTAAAGTAAATACAATTAATTTAGCAAGATTAGCATTAGATACTAGTTCAGAAGAAGAATATCTTAAAGAACTTGAAAGAAGAACAATTGTTTGCTTACAAGCTCTTGATTGTGTTAGACATATTATTAAAAGAAATGTTGAAAAAGGACTTCTTCCTAATTATAGTTATAAATTAATTGATTTTGAGCATTTATATAATACAATTGGTTTTTTAGGTATTTATGAAACTATGAAAGCTTTTGGATATACAAAACAAGATGAATTTGGTAATGTTTTTTATACAGAAGAAGCTTCTAAATTTGGTGAAAAAATTTTTGATGTAATTCATTCAACAGCAGATGCATTTATTGAAAAAATTGGTGCTGATTATAAAATAAATACTGAACAAATTCCAGGAGAAACAGCCGCAGATAAACTAATGAAAAAAGATAAATTCTTTTATCCAAATGCTAATATATATGATTTGCCACTTTATGGAAATCAATTTATTCCTCTTGGTATAAAAACAACTTTACAAGAAAGAATTAAGATTCAAGCTTTATTTGACCATTATTGTAATGGAGGTTCTATTTTACATGCAAATATAGATGCTCCATTCGATAGTTTTGATAAAGCTTGGAATATGGTAAAATATATCGCAGACCAAGGTGTCACATATTTTGCGTTTAATACAAAAATCCAAAGTTGTGAAGATAATCATGCTTTCTATGGAACTACCTGTCCAGTTTGCGGGAAAGCAATAGAAACTGAATATACAAGAATTGTTGGTTTTTATACTCCAATAAAATCATGGTCTACTCAAAGAAAATTAGAGTATAATATGAGAAGATGGGAAAAAGTAAATGATAGTTAAAGGATTAATTGATGAAGATTTTGTAAATTATAAAAAGCCCGCAATGGTAATTGAATTTCCTTATTGCACTTTTAAGTGTGATAAGGAATGCGGGCAACAAGTATGTCAAAATAGTGATTTAGTTAATGAACCTAATATTGAAATAGATTATGATAAATTATTAACTAGATATATTAATAATCCTATTACAAAAGCAATTGTAATGCAAGGATTAGAGCCTTTTGATTCTTTTTCTGATGTTATGAATTTAATACTTTGGCTTCGTGTAAAATATAAATGTTTAGATGATATAGTAATTTATACAGGATACACAAAAGAAGAAATTAATTGGTTTATAAAATATATTGAACAATATGAAAATATTATTATTAAATATGGAAGATACATTCCGAATCAAGAACCTCATCTCGATTCAATATTAGGTGTAAAATTATCATCAGATAATCAATATGCAGAAAAAATTAGTTAAGGTATAAAATATGAAATATTGCACTATAGAAAATGGTTGTATTATGTGTGATTATGAAATTTGCAATAGACAAGATTATAATCCACAATATAAAACAGTTAAAGAAGCTAAAGAAAAGGAACTTAATAATGAATAGTAATAATGTTTCACTTGGAACCCTTTATGATTTTAATAAGCAAATAATGTCAAAAGAAAATAAACTTAGTAAATCAAAAATTAATTCAATTAAACCAGAACTTGAAGAATGGTTTAATTGGCAAATAGATGGTTATGCTATGCTGCTCTGTCGTGAAAGACATGATTTTACAATATTTCATTTGTATGAAAAACAAAATTCTAATCCTTGTGAAATTGCAGTAACAGAACTTATTGATTTACTTAAAAATAGAGGAAATATTCTTTCTATTGAAAAAGACTCCAACATTATTAATAATGCTTGGGAAATTTGGCTAAATATTGATGGAGAAGCTTTTGCTTATTATTTATTTAATTGTGATGATTGGGTAATCCAATGTTAAAAAGGAGTTAATTTTTTATGAAGAAAATTATTGGAATTATTCATCCTTTTGATATATATCAAACTTTCTATGTCTATTAGGATGGAAATAAACTTGAAGTAGTCCAAACAAAAGTAAAAGATATACCAGATACTATTTTTGAATTGTCTCAAACTTATGATGTTTATCAAGTTGATTTATCTGGAGCGCAGCATTTTACAAAAGGATTGATTAAACAAATTCAAGAAAAAGAAATTACTAAATACAATGAAAATAAATTAATTATTAAATGTATTTAAAAATAAAGGAGATAAAAGGATGTCAAAATATTTAGTTAGTACAGTAGAAACCTATAGAGTTGATACAGAAGCAGAAGCAACAAGAGCCATTGAAGAAGCCAAAGCAGATAAATCTTATGTTCTTGGAAAATATACTAGTGAACACAAAGAGCAAAAATCAAAAGGCGAAGTTATTGATGAATATTGGAAACTTTCTTTAACAAAAATTTTTAATAATATTAAAGAACCCGATTCTACGGTAACTATTAATTATGAGGTAGACTAATAATGGCAAATATCAAAGTTAAAAAATTAA